CCACCAGTATAAGTTATTGATATATAGAAAAATAAAAATTTTTAGTGTCGAATCTGGTTGTTTTTTGTTCATCACTGGTGTGTGTTTACATAATTTTCAGGGGGAGTTATGGATCGTGAATTAAAAAATCTGCATCTGAATATTTCCCAACTGGCCGCATTATCCGGTGCTCATCGACAGACTGTTGCGGCTCGGGTAAAAAACATAAGCCCAGCCGGTGGTCATGAGAGCAATCTCAAACTGTACCGACTGACAGATATCCTTGCCGAGCTGATGAAAGCTCCTCTGCCTGTAGATAACGAGGAAATGGATCCTCATGCGCGTAAAGCATGGTACCAGTCAGAACGTGACCGACTGAAATTTGAGCAGGAAACTGGTCAGCTTGTGCCAGTCAGTGATGTCAGGCGGTCCTTTTCTGTCGTGGTGAAAGCGATAGTTCAGGTACTGGAAACCTGGCCTGACCGGCTGGAGAGGGACAGGGGGTGGACCGCATCACAACTGAATGAAGTACAGATTGTGGTTGATGAGATCCGCGACACACTGGAAAAGGCAGTCATTGACTGTTGTGATGAGGCCGATATGTGAATCAGGTGAACGAGAGCCATAGCCGCGCATCCGATATCTGGCGCGAAGTGGCCTCGCTGTTTCGCCCACCCAGCCGGTTACCAGTAGCGGAAGCCATCAGGCGTTATATGCGGGTTCCACGGGGAGCCAATACTTCCGGTCCGTGGGAGTCATCGCTGACGCCCTATATGATTGACCCCATTAATACATTATCAGCCCGTGAATATGACGCGGTGGTGTTTGTGGGACCTGCGCGAACCGGGAAAACCGAAGGGCTGATTGATGGCTGGATTGTGTACGGCATCATCTGTGATCCGGCGGATATGCTGGTGGTGCAGATGACTGAGACGAAGGCGCGTGAGCATTCCAGAACGCGTCTTTCCAGGACGTTTCGCCACAGTCCGGAGGTCAGCAAGCGCCTCAGTCCTTCCCGTAATGACAACAACGTCCACGATAAAATGTTTCTTGACGGCTCCTTCCTGAAGATTGGCTGGCCGTCGATCACCGTCTTTTCCTCTTCGGATTACCGTCGTGTGGCGCTGACGGATTATGACCGTTTCCCTGAAAACGTGGACGGGGAAGGGGATGCCTTCACGCTGGCCTCAAAGCGTACCACCACCTTTATGTCCTCGGGGATGACCCTGGTCGAGAGTTCACCGGGGCGGGATATCACCGATACCAAATGGCGTTGTGGTGGCGCACATGAGGCACCGCCAACAACGGGGATCCTGTCACTGTATAACCGGGGAGACCGCCGCCGGTGGTACTGGCCGTGTCCGCACTGCGGGGAATATTTTCAGCCGGTGATGGATAACATGACCGGATACCGGAATAACCCGGATTTTGTGGCTGCCGGTCAGGCTGCCCGTCTGATGTGTCCGCATTGTCGCGGGCTGATTGCCCCTGAGCAGAAACGCGAACTGAATAACCAGGGGATCTGGCTTCGTGAAGGTGAACGGGCGGCGGCGGACGGCAGTATCACCGGAACGCCACGAAACTCCCGGATTGCGTCATTTTGGATGTAGGGTACATTTCTTACCTGTTTGTATGTTCTGGTGTCGATTCATAGTCTTTTCAATGAGTTGTGATTTTATGAGTTTCCTCTCTTTGCTTGATAATGAGTTAGTTTATCGCTTGTTATTGGCTTGAATGGACTACATGACGGACTAAAAAATGAGGGCGATAGATGTCGGTAAAGCCATTAACCGTGACTGAAGTTAAGGGGATGAAACCACGTGAAAAGGACTATGCCGTTTATGATGGGTTCGGTTTATTGCTGAATGTGAGTAAAGCCGGTGGGAAAGTGTGGCGTTTCCGTTATAGCCATCCGATAACGAAGAAACGGCAGACATACACGATAGGACGTTTTCCTGAATTCTCACTCGCGGAAGCACGGGAAGTACGTGATGAACTTCGGCGAATGATTGCACGTGGAGTTGATCCAGTGACGGAGAAGAAAAATCGTAAAATTGAGATGTCACTAAAAAATCTACAGACATTTGAAGCTGTTGCTAATGCATGGTTCGCTTTTAAAAAGGGATCTGAATTGCGGAAACCTACGCTGTATAATATCGAATATGAAGTATACAAATATCTTGTTCCTTTCTTTGGTAAGTACAGTATAGAAAAAATTACAGCACCAGTAGCTATTAATGCTCTGGATGCCGTATCCGATAAGAATGCGTTGCAAAAAAAATTAATATCAAGATTAAATGAAATTATGAATTATGCTGTAAATTGTGGAGCATTGAAAGCAAATCCATTACTTAAGATAAAGACTGCATTCACAGGAAAGAAAAATAAATCATTAGCAGCACTACCTGTTGAAAGATTGCCTGAATTTCTGAGCTGGTGGGATAGTGTGCCTCATACCTATCAAATAGCTCATAATGCACTTTTATTCCAGATATTGACAATGGTTAGGCCAGGTGAGGCGATTAAAGCAGAGTGGTCAGAGATTGATTTTGATTCTGGCTTGTGGATTATCCCCGCGCATAAAATGAAATGCCATCGTGAACATGTTGTTCCCTTGTCATCACAGGCTATTAGTATCCTCAGAACAATGCAGGAAATAAAAAGAGGGCGTTATGTGTTTTTTTCCTCCAGAACAAAAGATGCGCCTATGGGGAGGAATACTATCAAGACCCCAATTGCTGCCAGCAAGTTCAAAGGGATTGTAACGTTACATGGTTTTCGTTCAATGTGGAGTACGCTTTTAAATGAGGAGGGATTTAACCCCGATGTAATCGAGGCTGCATTGGCGCATAAAAGTGGTGATAAAATAAGAGATATTTATAATAGAACTATTTATCTAGAACAGCGTAAGATCATGATGCAATGGGTCGGTGATTTTTTTGATGATGCGAGAAAAGGGGTAATTAATAGATCCGGTGGTATGAAAGGTTTAAGAGTAGTAAATGGTTGAGGAGGTTCAGCAAATGAATACCAATGAAGATATTTTATTTACTAAAGACGTAATGAAAATCTTGCGATATGGAGCAATGAGTGCATTCATCAATTTCTGGAAAGATGAGAATAATGGTTTTCCTCAGCCGTTCAGAATTGGACGACGACATACCTGGCACCGTAGAGATGTAGAAGCATGGTTAGATAAACAACGAGAACAGGCCAATCCCCACTAATAATATCTTTCATACCCCGCGTGCAATGCGGGGTTTTTTGTATGTGAGGTAAAAAAGAAATGAATAAAAATATTGCCGTGACGGGCAAGGGTGACGCACGTCATGTAAAAAAATTCTGTGATATTCGTGATCTGGTCGTTCTGCGCTTTGATAGTGTGAACGTTCGCGTGGTGTATCTGAACGGCGATCCGTGGTTTGTTGCAAAGGATGTTTGTGTTGCTCTGGAAATAAGTAACTCACGCGATGCTCTAAAAGCACTAGATGCGGATGAAAAGAAAACCGTCGCTTTAAGCTACGGTATTCGAGGAAATCCAAATCATAGCCTCATTTCTGAATCCGGTTTTTACAAGCTGATCGCCAGAAGTCGGAAAGCTGTTACTCCTGGCACGTTCGCCCATCGTTTCAGTAACTGGGTATTCAGGAATGTGATACCGGGTATCAGAAAAACGGGGGCTTATGGTATCCCGTGGGGTGTAGTACAGGATTTTTCCCGCCGCAAAGAGCAATACCAGATAAGTGCCAGCGAGAAGGGGAGGGCGCTACAGGCATGTAAGCGCAAAAAACGTGAACTGGAGGAAGAAGAAAAAAGGCTGATACGTGAATATCAGCCTGAGTTTTACTTTGGCAACCGCATTCAGTGACAAAACAAAGGCGACCCGGATCAGAGGTCGCCAATGGGAAAACACTAAACATAAGCCCAAACATCATAGCGATTTGTTGGCTGGTGGGCAATGTGATCAGTGTGCTGGCTTGCTGGTGGATTGTCAGCCTTTTGGTTCTATGCCTTCTTTGCGTAGCTTGTCACGACAGGCATTTTTAACCCATGAACTGAAATTACCAGGCCCAGCAACTTCGTTAATTTGTTGCAACAATGTGTCTTCGAAGCGGATGTTTTTCTTTGTGCTGCCGGAGCGATCAAATTTTGGTTTCTCATTTTTTTCTTGCATTGGTACGTACCACCATTATAAACTGAAACCCAATGGTACGTACCATGTTGAAGATACGCAACCATTAAATACAGCGAAGCCCCGCAGTGGTGGAACACTCGCAGGGCTTCTAACCACCAACGATAGCAAGATTATCGAGGTAGCTATGTTAAATCATACCACACACCCGCAAGGGCGGGACTTGCACAACCTGAATAAATTCACCTGGCGTTTTATCGCCCTGAGCACGGCACAACCGCGCGTGATTACCATTGAGGCCACCAGCGAACAGGAAGCACGCCAGCAATCTCCTGATGGCTGCGTGATGGTATTCGCTGCCCGTATTCGTCAGGGGTAAGTCATGCATAACCTGTCAATTTCTGACCTTAACTGCATTCAGTTTGACGAGAAATTTACCGGGCAGCTACTGGTCCATGTGGAGAACGGGCGCATAGTGCGTAATTACCACCTGCCGGATGGTGCAATTGCCGGAAGCGTTGAAGCATTGCTGGAACTGGCAGAACGTGCGCGACTGATTAAGCCGTTAACGAACCATCACGATGATGATCTGCATTTTACCGGACGCATGGTGAGTCACTACGAAAACGGCGTCGAGGTATCCCGCGAACGGCTGCGTGATGATTGCTGTTTCGGCACACTGCCGGAATTTATCGAGTTGCTGACCAGTTGCGGTTATCAGGTCATTCAGGGGGGTAAACATGCGTGATGATCGTTTTAATTCCCTGAAACGGGAATTTGATGGCGCACAGGAAGATGCAGCGGGCGCATTGTTGAGCGTTGCTGACATGATGAAAGCTGCATATTTTCTTATCAATACCAGTGGCTACAAGTCAGAGGGTGAAATGATTCTTAGTATTGCGTCGGACTATGCGGAATATGTGGCAGAGACGCGTTACAGAAGAAAATTCACGGAGGATGTAAGCCATGCATAATCATGAAGCGCATGTACCCGTAGTGCTTAATGTGCCAGATGATTTCACCGGACGCGTACTGGTTTACCTGGATAAAGGGAAAGTGAAATCACAATGCCGACTGAAAAGTAATGAGATTGTTGGTTCTCCTGAATTTTTTTTCTGAACTTTGTATTCGTGCGGAAATAAAACCGGAACTGCTGACAGGAAAATAAAACCATGAAAAAGAAAAATTCTGGCTTTACTGCCAGCGGCCTCTCTCGGCCTGAAATCCGCCCCGGTGATATTTTCCGGGACACCAGACGCGGTGGACGGGTGGTTATTCGTCACGTTACGCCAGGCAATATCACCTACCGCCGTGAGGCTTACGAATATGACTGCGTAATGCCGCGCCGTCAGTTTGATCGTGATTTTATTCTGGTGGAAAACAAACAACAGGCAGTGGCGAGACGTGCAGCCACGAATATTAAAAAAATCCGGGCAATGTTGGTTGCGGGAGGTAAGAAGTGAAAAACGCACCGAGTCTAAAATATCAGCTGAAGGATAAATTCACTGAGGTAATCATTTTTGCCGGGACGGATGCTTACGCCCATGCTCAACACTGGATTGAAAGTGAAGGACGAAAACACGGCGATAACGTGCCTCCTGTTTACCTGGGGCCAAAGCAACTGGCAGACCTGGCGAATATCCGCATTATTGACGAGAAACGCCGTTTTGCGCGTGTCTATATCGCGGGGGAGATAGAGCCAATCCAGATCAATACTATCGCTGAAAAGCTGGCGCTGGCTGGCGTACAGGAGGCGAAATTATACAAAGGTATCACCGACCAGGAACCGGAGAACTGGCGCGACTACCTGCAACGGATCCGCGAACAGGCTGAGCACGGGGAAGTTTCAGTGATGAAATTAGCTACAAAAAATAGTGGTCTACCCAAGCCTGCATTAAATCAGATGGGAGCCAGCCAGAGAGGGGAAGTGTTACTTGAACATTATGGAGGAGCACTGGCGATTCATGCTGACTCTGACACTGTTCACCATTACAACGGCGTTGTATGGGAGCCAGTACAGGATAAAGAATTACAGCGAGCTATGGCACAGATTTTCATTGATGCGGAGATCAGCTATTCGCAGAACGCCATTAAATCGGCGGTAGATACCATGAAGTTAAGTTTGCCTGTAATGGGGAATACAGCCCGTAACCTGATTGGATTCAGTAACGGTGTTTTTGATACCCGGACAGGCGATTTTCGGGAGCATAACAAAAACGACTGGTTGTTAATTGCCAGTGAATTACCTTTCAGCCCACCAGCAGAGGGGGAAACGCTGGCAACACATGCGCCGAATTTCTGGAAGTGGTTACGCCGTTCGGTGGCTGAGAATGACCGCAAGGCGGATCGCGTACTGGCTGCATTATTCATGGTGCTGGCGAACCGGTACGACTGGCAGTTATTCATTGAGGTAACAGGTCCAGGGGGAAGTGGTAAAAGCGTGATGGCGGAGATTTGCACCATGCTGGCGGGTAAGGCCAACACGGTATCGGCAAGCATGAAGGCGCTGGAAGATGCCAGGGAACGCGCGTTAGTGGTTGGCTTTTCGCTGATTATCATGCCGGATATGACCCGCTACGCTGGTGATGGGGCAGGGATTAAGGCTATTACAGGCGGTGACAAGGTGGCAATTGACCCGAAACACAAAGCCCCCTACTCAACGCGTATTCCGGCAGTAGTGCTGGCGGTTAACAATAACGCCATGTCATTCAGTGACCGCAGCGGGGGGATCTCACGTCGTCGGGTGATATTCAATTTTTCGGAAGTTGTACAGGAGAACGAACGCGATCCAATGCTGGCGGAAAAAATAGAAGGTGAGCTGGCGGTAGTGATTCGCCATCTGCTTACACGGTTTGCTGACCAGGACGAAGCCAGACGCCTGTTATATGAGCAGCAGAAATCTGAAGAAGCACTGGCGATAAAGCGAGAGGGGGATTCGCTGGTGGACTTCTGCGGCTATCTCATGGCGTCGGTAATGTGTGATGGCCTGTTAGTGGGTAATGCTGAAATTGTACCATTCAGCCCACGCAGGTATCTCTATCATGCCTATCTGGCTTATATGCGGGCACATGGGTTTGGTAAACCTGTAACACTGACTCGCTTCGGTAAAGATATGCCGGGGGCAATGGCGGAATATGGCAGGGAGTATATGAAACGGAAAACGAAGCACGGTTTGCGTTCAAACGTGACACTGATGGAGGAATCAGAAGACTGGATGCCATCATGTGTATCGGTCACTAATGACGATAGCAAAAATTAAACTTATGGAATAACTGTTCACCACTGTTCACCCTGTCATAAATATCTTTTATATCAGTATATTATAGGGTGAACAGTTATTTATTAACTGTTCACCAAACTATTCACTGTTCACCTTTTTGATTGTTTATTGAGCTTCAAGGGTGAACAGTGGTGAACAGTTGGTGAATAGTTTTTGTGAAACTGTTCACCAATTAACATTATGAATTAAAAGATAAAATATCAAAAGGTGAACAGGTGAAGGGTTAAAACGCAAAAATTTTAATTTACTGCTGTGAGATAAAGCCTATGACAGCGAAGCACACAAAAAAATCACAATCGCACGCCCTTGATTTGACGGAACACTGGTTAAGGGTGTCGATAAAAATCATCGACCGCAACGCCGGGGAAGGATATGCGAAAGCACATCCCGAACTAATAATCGCATTCATGACCACGGCGGCGGCAAACTTTGCCACGCTGACGGAACGGGAGATTGCCGAAGCGGAACAGGTAACAACCATCAACGTTAAAACCGGAGAGGTGGAATCATGACAGCACAGATAGCCGCTTACGGGCGGCTGGTGGACGACCCGCAGGTAAAACAGACCAGCAAGGGCACACCGATGACGCTGGCGCGTATGGCGGTCCCCCCTTCCGTGCAGCCAGGCAGATGACGGAACGGCGACGATGTGGTTATCCGTCCTGGCATTTGGCAGACAGGCCGAAGCACTGGAAAGGCACCGCAAGGGTGAACTCCTGAGCGTGGCGGGTAACATGCAGATCAGCCAGTGGACTGGGCAGAACGGAGAAACGCGGCAGGGCTGGCAGGTTATCGCAGACAGTGTAATCAGTGCGCGAACGGCGCGACTGGGCGGCAAAAAAGGTCAACAAGGCCAGGCTACTGACGCGCTGAACAGGGCAAAACAACAGGCGGGGAATGATGATCCGTACGGGGATAACATACCGTTTTAAGCGACGAGTGACAGAAGCCGGAGCAATCCGGCTTTTTTACGGGTCCTCCTGGCGGGGTGGGCCTGAACACGGGGCGACGGGCGCGGAAAAAGGCGCATTTTTTGATTTTTATGGCACCATCACCACCACTATAAGCTATTGATATATTGAGGAATAAAAATTTTTAGTGTCGAATCAGGTTGTTTTTTGTTCATCACTGGAACGTTCCCGAAAACATTTACAAAAAAACAGGCGCAAAAAAAAGCGCCCCCGATTGCTGTTACCGGAGGCGCTTTTACACGACAAAGGAGTTTTTATCGCCAGGATGACGAGTCTTAATATTGCTTCAATGGCAAAAATGCGTCAATGGCTTTGCCTCTCTGAGAATAATCAGAAAAAACATAATCTGATTTTCAGGTAGAAAATGATTTATCTATTGCTTTTATCGATCAATAATGATGCCCGTTAATCAAAACGGAGGCGGATTTATGCCAGAGAACAACACCAGAAAGCCGGATAAAAGTGCCACGGTACACATAGACGCCGGAACTATGGAGAAGATCGAACGCTATCAGCAGTTCATCAAAGATAATCACCCGGGTATGCCGGTACCCACGAAAGGACAAATCACACGCAGCGCGGTTGAATACTGGTACCAGGCAACGTTAGGAGCCTGGCTATGAAAACATGGTTTTCCATTAAGGCTATGGCAGATGTTGTCTATGTGCGTATTTATGACGAGATCGGCGGGTACGGTGTAAAAGCATCGACACTTACTGACGAGATCAACGCGTGCGGTAATGCGTCTGAAATCCATCTTCGCATCCATTCACCTGGTGGCGACATCTTTGAAGGGCTGGCTATCTATAACGCCCTGAAAAATCATCCGGCAAAGAAAATTGTACACATTGAAGGCATGGCGGCTTCTATGGCCTCGTTTATTGCCATGTGTGGCGATCACATCGTTATGCCTGAAAACGCGATGATGATGATACATGCCCCCCGTGGTGTTACTGCCGGAGTGTCGGGCGACGTTCGCCGCTTTGCTGACCTGATGGACAAGCTGGGCGACACGATGGCGGAAACCTACGCCGGAAGAACGGGCAGGAGCAAACAGGAGATCACCTCAATGATGGAGGCGGAAACCTGGATGGATGGCAATGAGTGTAAGGCTAACGGCTTCGCAGATGAGGTTATACCCGCGATTACAGCAATGGCCCGAATTGAATCAAAACGAATCGGAGATTTTTCAAATATGCCGGAAAAAATTAAAAGCATGATCAGCCAGAAAACTGGCAGTGGCGAACAGGAACGACTTAACGGAATCCGTGAATTGTTTGGCACCTTCAACGGAAGATATAACGACCTGGCTATAAGTTGTCTTGCGGATTCAGAATGTAGCGTTGAGAATGCACGCGAACGCCTTTTACTCGCTATGGGTAAAGAATCAACGCCAACAAACAAAACCACCCCCGCAAATCTTTACTACGCGTACACGGATAACGGCAATATAACCGGCGATGCCATGCGTCAGGGGCTTAATGCGCGTCTTGGTCACGAACGGGCCGAACGCGGTAATCCTTACGCCATGATGAGCCTTTTCGATATGGCACAGGCATCATTAACCCATCGTGGTATAAGCACGGGCAGCTACAGCACACGCTCGCAGATAGTAAACGCGGCATTCACCCACAGCAGCAGCGATTTTACCGATATCCTTGCTGGTGGCGCTGAAAAATCAGTGCTTGCAGGCTGGGAGCACAGCGGCGAAACATTCCGCCAGTGGACGAAAAAAGGTTCCCTTTCAAACTTCCGGGAAGCCCGCCGCGTTGGTATGAATGGCTTCTCAACGTTAAACAAAGTGCCGGAAGGGGCAGAATATAAATACATCACCACCAGCGATCGCGGTGAACCCATCGCGCTGGCTACTTACGGGAATATTTTCAGTATTACCCGCCAGGCGATAATCAATGATGACCTTGATCAGTTATCAACGGTGCCAATGGCTATGGGCCGTGCAGCATCAAGAACGGTGGGAAATCTGGTTAATCTGGTGCTTACAGGCAACGTAAAACTTTCTGACGGAATAACGCTGTTTGACAAAAAACACAGCAACCTGATTGAAACAGGACTGACAACACCGGGACTTAGTGCAGCACGTCACCTGATGCGCACACAGAAGGACAAAAATGGCGAAGTGCTGAATATTGCGCCTAAATTCCTTTTAGTTCCGGCAGCACTGGAAGATCGCGCGTTGCAGATGATTAACTCAACCGCACCTTTCGGGGCTGATAAAAACAGCGGGATCTTTAACCCGTATCACAAGCTACTTGATATCATCGTCGATCCCCGCCTTGATGATATCAGCGAAAAACAATGGTACATGCTTTCCGCACAGGGAACGGACACAATCGAGGTGGCTTATCTTGATGGCAATGACGAGCCTTACCTTGAACAGCAGGAAGGTTTTATCGTTGACGGCGTGGCCTGGAAAGTCCGTATTGATGCAGGTGTGGCAGCTCTGGATTATCGCGGTATGGTCAAATCAGGCGGGACAGATTCACTATGACAACAAGGCGGCACCAGCCGCCTTTTTTGCGGG